GTTTCCCTACCGTAAAGATCTGGCGAGCAGGTTGGTCTTCCCGCACCGCATAGAGGCCAGACCAGTCTCAGGCGAGGTCACGGCTACCATTGGTCAGAACGTCTTTGGCGGCGTGTTAGATGAAGTCAACTTTATGCACAGGGTAGAGAGTTCAAAGAAGTCATTGCACAACGGCACCTTTGACCAAGCGCGGGAGCTATACAACTCCATCAGCTCACGGAGGGCGTCACGGTTTATGGACTTCGGCATAACTCCGGGCATCTTGTGCATGGTGTCATCTAAGAACTATCCGGGGCAGTTTACCGACATGAAGCGGGACGAGGCCAAGACTGACAAAGGCATATACTACGCTGATGACAGGGTATGGGAGGTGAAGCCTGATGACTTTACTGATGCCCGATTCCAAGTATTTCCCGGTGATGCCGTCCGCAAACCTTTCCTACTGTCTCCTGAGATGGTGCTGACCAAGTATGAGCAGTTGCAGCTTATCAGCGTCCCTTACGAGTTCCTTAACAAGTTCAAGGCAGATATCTATGTGGCGCTCCGCGAGGTTGCAGCGGTGTCTACCATGGCCAAAAACCCCTACATACCCAACGTGGAGGCGGTCAGTGCTTGCTTTGGTAAGGTCAAGAGCATCCTGTCCACGTCAGTATCGGATTTCCGATCTTCGACAGTGCAGATCCTAAAGCACAATATTCAAAAATCTCTGACCCCTCGCTACGCCCATATTGACTTGGCAAAGACAGGGGACGCGGCTGGGGTAGTCATTGGTCACGTTAAAGGCTTTGAGCTGGTAAACAACGAGGGGATGGAAGCCTATTTCCCTACCATCAGAATTGACTGTACCCTTAGGGTGCCGCCACCGCCCAACGATGAAATCAACTTCGCCAAGATCCGCAAGATCATTGTGCTGCTGAACCAGTTGGGGGCGAACATTAAGTGGGTCAGCTTTGACTCCTACCAGTCGGTAGACAGTCAGCAGATATTACGAACGCATGGGCTGAAGACTGGCACCGTGTCTATGGACACCACCAGCGTCCCGTATGACACACTTAAGACGGCTATGTATGAGGGGCGGGTGCTGCTGCCGGAAGATGATTTCCTATTGACCGAGCTTATACAGCTAGAGCGAAACACTAAAGGCAAGATTGACCACCCACCTCAGGGCTCTAAGGACGTTGCTGACGCCTTGGCTGGGGTGGTCTTCGGCCTTACAACCCGAGCAGAGATATGGGCCCTGCATGGGGTGCCAGTCAACCAGAGCCTCGTAAGCGCGGCCAAGAAGATGAAAGCTGAAAGCGAAGATACTGGATCTGAAGTCACGACCTGATTTGATCTTAATGTCAAACCTATGGAGAGAGAGCATGAACGCAGTAACACACTATGAGCACCGGATCGTTAAGGTCAAAGATCTGATACCGTATGCCAATAACAGCCGCACCCATACCAAGGAGCAGATCGAGCAGATCCGAGCCAGTATTCGGGAATGGGGCTTTACCAATCCTGTATTGATTGATGAAGATTCCGGCCTGATCGCAGGGCATGGGCGACTGATGGCAGCGGCGGCTGAAAAGATGAAGACCGTACCAGCGGTTGTCCTCACAGGCCTGACAGAGGCGCAGAAAAAAGCCTACATCATTGCAGACAACAAACTAGCCTTGAACGCTGGCTGGGATCTGGACATGCTGGCGGTGGAGTTGGAGGATCTTCATGATCTGGATTTCGACCTAGGGCTTATGGGGTTCGAGAACTTTGAGCTGGTAGATCTATTGCCCCAGCTAGGCGAAGACTACCCCTCTATGCCTGCCGAGCCAAAGGAGCAAGCCGCTGACAAAGGCGAGCTGGTGCAGGCCCTTAGCACATCTCTGGGTAAGCCTAAGTTTGAGGCGGTTGAGGGTGGTCATTATCACCTAGGGCCTCGGGTAGTCGTTATGGTTTGCAGCGTCATCAAAGACCACGCCATCTGGGCCCCTAAGCTCAAGGAGGGCCAGTTGTTCATACCTTACGCAGGCATCTTCGCAGCCTTAGCAGACGGCGAGCCTGAGCTGTTTATCGTCCAGCCTGACGCCTATATAGCCAGCGTCCTGATTGATGCTTATGTGGAAGTGCATGGGGATACGGAGGTGATTCATGTTAACGCCTAAAGATGTGAAGCGTACCTCAGGCGTCTGGGATAAAGATGTCTCGCCTGTCTATTTCCAAGCGCAGAAACCGCCTCAGCCATTGGTGAACAAAGGCCTATTCAAGTTTGTGCTGGTAGCCCTAAACAACATCCGGGGCGAAAAAGATATGGAGGATCTGATACGGGAGACCAAGGAAGACAACCTAGTTCTGTTCATTGACTCTGGTGTATTCAACTTGGCAGCGACTCACGCCAAGCTGCACAACATACCCCTATCTACGGCCCTAGATCTGCCCCCTAACGAGGTAGACGGCTTCGATGATCTGATGGTTCGGTACAAGGCCATGATCAAGCGCCTCGACGGGCTGATGTGGGGCTACGTTGAGATTGACCAAGGGGATACCAATCAGAAGCGGATTAACCGGAAGCAACTTGAGGATGAAGGGTATCGGCCCATACCCGTATTCCATGCCTTAACAGATCCCATGGAATATTTTGACGAATTGGCGTCCCAGTATGACCGCATCTGCTTCGCCAACTTGGTTGAGGCCTCACCTAGCCTTAGGCGGAAGCTGCTTCAGTTTATCTGGGAAAAGAAAAAGCAGTACCCTCACCTATGGGTGCATGGGCTAGGCCTGACGCCTAGTGCTATGACCAACGCCTACCCGATGGATAGTTGTGACTCCTCAGCATGGATCTCGGCTATCAGATGGCCGACATGGCAGCTACGCTCAGCCAACGTGCCCTTTGGGTATATGCCGGAAGCCTTCCGTTATGATCAGCGCAAGGAGGACAAGATTGACGACATATACTACAACTACCGAACTCTCTGTATGCAGAGCTATTTCAATACTCTGAACATGACCAGATTTACCAAAGACCTTGAGGCTGTGGGCCTTGAGCCCATCCAACATCCCACTTTTTACGGGGAAGCCTAATGACTAAAGCACTGGTGGTATTATCAGGAGGGCAGGACTCGACTACCTGCCTGTTCTGGGCCCTGCAAGCCTTTGACGAGGTGCATACCCTGACCTTCGACTACTCGCAACGGCACTCCCTAGAGATCGAGGCGGCTACCGAGGTTGCTGAGATGGCAGGCGTGGTCAGTCATGAGGTGATCAGGCTGGGGCCGGTACTGGGAGGATTGTCTCCCTTGACGAATCCCGATCAGGATTTAGAGCAGTACGATGATTATGAAGCCATGGACGAGATTATAGGAGACAGGGTAGAGCTGACTTTTGTACCGCTACGCAACGCCTTTTTCCTAACCCTAGCAGCCAACAGGGCCGTAATTAAGGGCTGCACCAACCTTGTTACCGGTATCTGCGGGTCAGACCTAGCTAACTATCCTGACTGCCGTAGCTCGTTTATATCAGCGCAAGAGGCGACCATAAACGAGGCCTTGGGCACAGATGACTTCCAGATCCACACCCCTCTTTCGGAGTTGGATAAAAAGGGGATAATAGAGCTGGGCCAGAGTCTTGAGGGTTGCTGGGAGGCGCTGGCTTACACTCATACCTGCTATGCCGGTGTTTACCCACCTTGCGGACGCTGCCATTCTTGCGTATTAAGGGAGGAGGGCTTCCGTGACGCGGGGGCGGTAGATCCCCTATTAGAGAGAGCAGCATTATGAACACACCTACTTCAGCCGTAGCCGTCATGCCTAGCGTGGCAGGCGTAGCCCACCCCGTGGCCGCGCATCTGATCAGCAAGGGCTTAGAGACACCCATGCACCCCACTGACCTTAGTCAGCAGGAAAAGCAGGAGCGTATCCAGCACCTGTTTGGAGGGATCATGCAGGTGCTCGGTCTTGACCTGACAGATGACAGCTTACAAGACACGCCTAAGCGGGTGGCCAAGATGTATGTGAATGAGGTCTTTGGCGGTCTTAACTACGACAACTTCCCACGTATTACCTGCATTGATAACAAGATGAAGGTGGATCAGATGGTAGTGGTAAATGATGTGGACGTAAGCAGCACCTGCGAGCACCATTTTGTCACTATTGACGGCTTGGCTACGGTGGCCTATATCCCGAAGGGTAAGGTGATTGGTCTGAGCAAGATTAACCGCCTAGTGCAATTCTTCGCCCAGCGCCCTCAGGTTCAGGAGCGTCTGACCCAGCAGGTTCGGGAGTGTCTTAGCTTCCTGCTAGGCACAGAGGACGTGGCGGTGCATATCTCAGCCAAGCACTATTGTGTGAAGGCCCGAGGCGTCCAAGACTCTGGCAGCTATACGCAGACCACCAGCCTCGGCGGGGTCTTTAGGGACACCAGCACCAGAGCCGAATTTTACAGCATGGTTAACAGCTAAGGAGCATCCATGAAACCTATCATTGCAACCCGTTACCACGACTTCTGCATGGGACACACTGTCACTGGTCATGAAGGAAAATGTATCAACCTGCATGGGCACAACTACCGCATTACCTTCCATTGTCAGGCTCAGGCCTTAGACGAGCTGGGGCGGGTAATTGACTTCAGCGCTATCAAGGCGACCTTGTGCGAATGGGTAGAGGAGCATTGGGATCATCGCTTCATGATATGGGCCCAAGACCCTAGAGCAGAGGGCGTCCTGTCTATGGATGCCAAGGCTTTCACGGTGCCATTCAACCCAACGGCGGAAAACATAGCGGCCCACATGCTGGAGGACATAGCCCCTACGCTATTGCCGCCTGAGATCGTGCTGGTCAAGGTGGAGCTGGAAGAAACCCGTAAGTGTGGGGTGACTTGTGAACTATAGCGTCAACGAGATCTTCCCAAGCATCCAAGGCGAGGGGGCCTACACAGGCACCCCTTCTGTGTTTGTCAGGTTGCAGGGCTGTGATGTCGGTTGTCCTTGGTGCGATACCAAGCACACTTGGGACGTGGAGCCTAGCGACATCATCCCATCCGCCAACATGATAGCCAAGACGGGGGACGCCCACGGCTATGCTGTTATGGATCAGTTCGAGCTATTCGAGACCATACGAGCCTACCGTATCACCCATATAGTGATCACCGGCGGCGAACCGCTGCAACATGACCTAAATCCCTTGATCAGGCTGCTGCTAGAAGCAGGCAACACCGTGCAGTTAGAAACCAGCGGTACGCGGCCTCTTGACGTTCCAGCGGGGACGTACATTACGGTGAGCCCTAAAATTGGTATGCCCGGTGCGGCTGACTTTGATCCGTTGACTCTGCAAGGGGCCAGCGAGATCAAGATGCCTATAGGGCGGGACAGAGATCTGGAAGCCCTGCTGGCAGTCCTCTACGCCTCACCAGTAGCCGAGCCGCTGGTATATCTGCAACCATTAAGCCAGAGCCCAAAGGCCACTGACCTGTGTGTGCAGGCGGCTATGGAGCACGGCTTCAAAGTTAGCATCCAGATCCACAAATATCTAAAGGTTAGGTAGGTTACGAAACATACGGACGCACGTAGCGAACGTAACCTACCGTAAGGCCCGTAGCCTCGTTTGATCTTAAGATCAATCGGGGTTTTTTAGGTTTGCTGTATTTGACAATCGCCTTAAATATAGGTTATGATGGTCGTAACTTAATCAAAACACGGAAGGCGACCAACATGAAAAACCCAATTGAAGTAGCAGTAGCCCATCTACGTGACTCAGCTATCGAACGCGCCAACATTGAGGCCCATGAGATCATTGCCAAGGTCTTAGCCCAGTTTGAGGCCCATGACTGGAACCTCGATATCGTAGCGCCTCGACCCAATGCCAAGATTCACGGCAGAACAGAGTATCGGACTATTCTGGCCAAGCATGACTTCTACAACAGCCTGACAACTTACACTCAGCCAAGCCTACGCCATGGTGAGCCAAACATTCGCAAGGCCTGCCCTAAGATGGAAGACAGGTTCATCACTGCTGCTAAAGAGAACGCGGCCTCACAATATGACGCCTTCGTAGCCAAGCTGATCAGTAAGATCGGACAGCCTGCTCAAGCAGCCTTACAAGGCAACCATGTGTGGGACAAGTCTTTCCTACTGATCGAAATGGCTGATGGAGATAAGCAGATCTGGAAGACTCAGATGATCATAAACGTCAGCAAGCTCGGCAAGCTGTTCAATCAGTTCCCAACTCGCCAAGTGAAGCGGGTAGGTTGATTAACCACGCCTCCTAAGGGGGGGCGTACTTTTTCCAGCACGGAGGGTAGGTCATGAAGAAAAAGCAATTTGAGGCGCTGGTAGCCAGCATGGGGGCAGAGTGGGAGGTGCTTAACTATGAGCGCCCCCGTATGGCCGTCTTTGCACCGGAAGGTCAGGTCTGGGTGGAGTCAGGTTGCTCCCTGCTTACCCTAGGCACTGAGAGAGAAGCGGGGGCCTTTGACTGGATACGGTCAGAGCTGGCCCAGTGCATGAAGTGTGGCCTGCAAGACGCTGACACCTAGCCTTTGACAATCGCCTTAAATATAGGTTAAGATGGTCTCAACTTAAGGCAAACATGGAAGGCGAATATCATGAAACTCTTAATCCTAGTCGAATATTTTGATGCTTGTTACGCGGTCTTTGACCAAGCTACATTCCAAATTGAGGAGCAGCAGCTTACAGCTTTACATAGCCAGTGCTTCGACAATGCGCGAGACATTGACGCCTCAGACGTTCGCTTCACTGAGCTGCCTTCCTTGTCAGGCCTGCATCAGATCAACCTACTGGAGGAGTCAGAATGACCCAGATTGAAGTGTTATATCTCGGCTACGAGGTTACGGTTGACGTGTCCCATTATGACGCGGGGCGACCTGCCCAGACCTACGGCCTGCCAGAGGACTGCTATGAGGCCGAGCCCGAGGAGGTTGAGTTTGATGTAGTTGGCCTACGCATCGACTGTGAGGAGACCGCCATTCAGAGCCTTGGCGGTTGGGATGACTATGATCTGGGTACCGCCGTCATCGAAAAGCTGCGGGAGGGTTGAGCATGTATATTCAAATCACAGACCAATGCAATATGACCTGTGCCCATTGCTGCTTCGCGCACGGGCCCACCAAGACCCCAACCCACATGGACTGGAGCACTTGGGTTGATGCCCTGCGGGTTGCTGCCAACTACGGTGAGCACATCGCCATTGGCGGGGGAGAGCCGACCTGCCACCCTGACTTCAAGCGTATGGTGCGTCTGGCCTTAGAGCATGGCGACATCGAAAGCGTATGGCTGGCTACCAACGGCAAAAAGACCAAGACTGCCCTATGGATCTTAAGGAAGATCGAGCGGCTACAAGATTGGGGGGAGGAGCATAAGTTCAGCGCTGACCTTAGCCGAGACCCTTGGCATGATCCGATTGACCCTAAGGTGGTGCAGGCCTTTGGAAAAAACATCAGGGACGTAAGCAAGTCCTTCAGAGGACTGATGAACCATGGCCGCGCCAAGGAAAACCAAATGGCACCGGAGGAGAATGACTGTCTCTGCGAAGGCCTGCACGTTAAGCCTAGCGGCACCGTCCATATCTGTGGGTGCCCTGAGGCCCCTGCCATTGGCCATGTACGGGACTTTGACTTGGATGATAGCCTTGACCCTTGCGACTGCTATAAGAATCAGACAGGCGTAACCAACGCCACGCTCGCCCGAGCCTTCGGACTGGCGGAGCCCATCAACGTAGAGAGCCTAAACTTATGATCCATAGAGCCAACCCAGAAGACCTGCGTAAATGCCTTGAGCTGGCCCAGACCTTGGCGAAGTCAGGTATCAAGTTCGTGCCTGTGCCGGTGGTGAGTGATGATGATCATGTGGTGCTAGTGCAGGACGTTCAGCGCCGGTTGCGACTACTGGAAGCCCAAGCGGAGGAATGACCATGACCGGTAAAGTGAAACAGGGTAGCCGCTGGCAGCATACCAACGGCAACCAGTACAGGGTAATGACCTTGGCCAATGAGCTGACCCAGCGGCCTGATCAATACCCTGTGACCGTGGTGTATCAGAATATCTATACCCAGAGCGTGTGGAGTCGGCCACTGTCTGACTGGCACCGATCCATGACTGAGGTGGAAGATGACTAAAGCACCCACCTGCCCTAAGTGCGGGACACGCCTGCCTACAGGCAACACGGTCAGGCCTAAGCACGACATAGCGCGGTGCGGGGCCAAGCCCCTAGCCGCAATCTCAACTGCCCCCATGCTGATGCACTACTATGCGGGAACCAGCCACAACTCCTCAGGAGGCCCCCAATGAGAGAAGACGAGAAGTGCCCCTTCTGCGATGGCGACCATTGGCAGACAGGTGAGCCAGATCCCTACGACTGTTTGACCGAGCAGGTCTCTGTCCTGCACCGCAAGATAGCTCAAGTAACTCAGGAGGCCTTTGCCATCAATGCAGGGCTAGAGTTTAGCCTAGGGCAAGTCAGGCAGCAGAGGGACGCCTTTCAAGACCTGCTGGATGCTGCTTACACGGAATACAACGATGGCACCGAGTCTCTGACCTACAACACCCAGAACCGAATAGGTCTGGCAGCACAGGCCCGTAAGCTATGACCAGCGCAGAGCAGAAGTTGAAAGGCTGGCACCTGTCTACCCAGTCGCTAAAGCTGATGGAGGAAGCCGAGCCTCGTAAGGTTCGTATACTTCATATGCGTCAGGTCGAAGGCATGACCTTCAGGAAGATCGGGGCATTGGAGAAGGTGTCAGCAAGCAGGGCCAAGCAGCTATACATGCGAGCCTGCTATCAATGCCGTAAAGGCCTGATGACAGTGCCCGAATGGTTCAAGCCCTGTGATTTACATTAAAATCATTCTTACCCTTTGACAATCGCCTTAAATACAGGTTAAGATGATCTCAACCTAAATCAAAACGAAAAAACACGGAAGGCGACTATCATGAACAACCAACTCCTAGAACAAGCAATTGGCGAAATTATCGGATGCTTCAATAGCGAAGAAGTCATCGAGCAGGTAGGCATCTTTGTAGAAGCCGAAGGCCTAGCATGGGGCTTCGTGGAAGACCTTAACTGGGAAGCCGAGATGATGGACGAGCAGGGTGAGCCAGCCTTGGCAACTCTTTGCCGCTTCGGAGCCCAACGCATCAATGAGCTGGAGGGCTAATCATGTCTTACGCAACTCAGCACGAGGAGCGCACAGCCGCCGCCATGGGCTACGCGCATACCCGCACAGTCGAGCGCGGTAGCCGATTCCAGAAAGGCAGTCGCAACGTGTGGGCCATTCGGGACGGCTGGCAGACGGCTGACCTGATCAACAACCACTACTGCAACCATCAGAAGTTCGCAGACCTGACAGATGCCCTACGGAGGCCTCTATGACCAAGACGTGCGGCAACTGCGGATATTATCTGTGCCGAGGCCAGTCCTACGACAACGTAGCCGCCTGCAATGCCTACCAGCCCTTACAGCTACGGGATGGGCAGTCATGACAGGCAACCAATGGACTCACAAGTACCGCTATAAACTAAGCAACCCGATACCTAACGGTAGGCTAGGTCGAACCTTGACCGGCACCGTGCAAGTCAGTCGAGAGTATTCCGATGACGAGGTACTGGCGCTGGCCAAGGAGATGTTCCACGGGTCGATACCTAAGGCCACCATAGTGGAATGCAACCTAATCTCCGTGATGGGTAAGCCATGATTGACAAGCCAAAGCATGAGCGTATCTGGTTAGTGCCCAGCCCTCTGGGAGAAGGCTACGACTGGTGCGACTGCCCTACCCCCAGCCCAGACATGCTAGAAGAAGACGCGGTGGAATACCTCCGAGCAGACTTAGTTCAATCAACCAAGAAGGAAGCAACATGAGCAACGCAATCACATACCCAGAGCTAGTAGCCATCCTGTCCAAGTCTGGCGCTGATATCCTAGCGTCACTGACACCCGAGAAGGTGCATGCATGGCACATGGCTACCGGCGTAGCAGGGGAGGCAGGGGAGGTGCTAGACGAGGTTAAGAAATTCATCATCTACGAGAAGCCTGAAGACCGTGACAAGGTGATCAAGGAGATGGGAGACCTTGAGTTCTACCTTGAAGGCCTACGCCAAGGCATGGGAATCACCCGAGAGGAGGTGTTACAAGGTAACATCGAGAAGCTGTCTAAGCGGTACGCCGGTCTGCAATATAAGAACGAGGCAGCGGTAGCTCAAGCGGATAAGAATTGACGTTGTTGCACTGCGGAAGTAAATTGACCGGACATCATTTTAGGGAGTCAGATCAATGTATACCGAGTGCCATAGCAACGAAGGATTTGAGGATCAATTGACCGAGAATACCAAGTACGCGGTCAAGGAGATTGGTACCAATAGCTTCCTGATCGAGAACGACAAGGGTGAGTCCTGCTGGTACGGTACTCCTCAATTGACTTGGGCAACCAGTCATTGATCTTAATTGCAATGCTCTGATACATTACAGAGGCCAGTAAAAACCTCCCTGAGTCATTTTTGCCCGACTTCGTACATCGGGCTTTTTTACCTCTAGCCTTTGACAATCTGATCAACCTTAGGCAAGATGTCACCAGTTACATTCAACACACGGAGGGCGTAAGCCATGATTAGGGTAGGCGAAACTGTAAATATTGAGGTGGGTGGTTCCATCTTTTCAGCGCTGGTAACAGCCCGTTGGGTTACAGATCTGGGGGCCGTTGTTCGGGTGGCTTACCCTGACGCTGCAACCGGCACATTGAAAGTCATCCTCGGACTCTGGGAGGCCTAAATGCCAAGGCGTAAATTAACTTGGGACTTAGTGCTGCAACTGCTAAAGCAGGAGTACCCTCTAGGCCTGACGAACAGCGAGATAGCGGGGATACTAAACCATCCTACAGACCGCGTTACCTACCTGACCCTGCTCATGTCAGAGGCAGGGGAGATCGAGCGCAGAACCAACATCGTAGGGGTGAAGTGCCACCACCATTTTCACAAGGAGGTTCAATCATGAATAACTTTATGCAGGCCCATAACATCATGCGCGAGGCGGGTTTCCGTCAGCCGTCATTACTTCAACTGGCCTTCCTAGCCAGCCTTGGCGGCAGGGCTGAGACCCTAGAGACCATCGCCAAGGATCTGGATCGTAGCCCCTCAACCCTTAAGTACACGCTGGGGGCCTTATGCTCCTCAGGCATGGTCAGTGTGACCCGTAAGGAGATCAGCCTATCTACCTATGGACAGGAGCTGAGGAAGCGTCTGCCTGCATGGGTCAACTATGCAGACGAGGGCCTACAGTCGGGGGTGGATACCATTTACGGCTGGGCCTTGCTGGAAGCTGTGAACGATGATCAGCACCGAAGCCTTGGCCAGATCTGCAAGGAGCTAGGCCTGCCCACTACGACAGCCCAATACTGTGCCCATAACATGGTAGCGGCTGGCCTGTTAACCCATATACCGGTGTTTGACTCAGACCGTATGCTAAGCCGCTACGCAGCCACCAACATCGGGCAAGGACTACTGGAGAGGCTGTCATGATCGAAGTCAATGGCATCACGATCTACCCTAAGCACCTACAGATCAGCACCTACAGCAGTAAGCACAAATCCGCTTGGGTGCCTCGGATGGATAACGGGGTATTGATCCTGCACATCCCTACCGGCGTAGCGGCCAAGTGTGACAGCGAGCGTAGCCAACATCGTAACCGCGCCTTAGCACTAGAAGACCTAAAGCAAAAGCTGAAGTCCCTCGGCTGGAACGGGGGCTTGGAACGGGCCCTATGGAATGATATACCCTGCCAGCCTTGGAAGGAGCGTAGTTACTACCGAATCAAGGTGAGCCTCGGGGAGGGCAACCCTGAGCACTGGTCAATATTCTATACCGGCTTCCTGTCCGATGATCGCCCGAGCGGGTATGCTTGCATCTTCAATCCAACCTATGACAGCGAGCCCCTGACCTATGACGACTGCCCGAAGGCCAAAGTCTCTAGGGTGCGGTTCTTATTTACGGAGGGGGACGAGTGAGTACCGATCTGACGCTGCCTTATGACAATATCTACCAGCTACCCGATTATGTGGAATGCTTTGTCGATAGGGCCAACCAAGAACTACGGGATTACTGGGGCTGGTATGTCAGGCCTTGGACATCCAACCGGTGCGTGACCTTGTTCTATAAGGGCAACGCCGTTACGTTTTATACTTACGACATCTTGAAGGTGCGCATGGTGGCTTGCCTAGACAGTGCGGTAGCCAAGGCCATAGCAGAGCGCCAACGTATTGAGGAGACCTCAAAAAATGACAGCATTATCCACTAAGAAGATCAGCGACCAGATTACCCTTGAGCTGCATCTGCTAGACACGCCTGAGCCTGAGGCGAATATGTATGCGGTGCTGCATAGCACCCCTGAACTTCCTGAAGGCATAACAACCGCCAAAGGCATCCCTGAGCTACGCCTGCTAGTGGCAGAGGACGTAGGTAAGGATAAGGTTGAGCTGATGTGGCGGGACGTTGAACCTACGCTTAAGGGGGCTCTGGCAGGCCTTATGGTAGAGGATGGCGAAGGCGTACCTCCTCTAGGTTTATGGTATCGGTTCCGCCTAAAGGAATCCCTGATCCAACTACGTTAGGAGTTCCCATGTATGAGTACCATGCGCTAGTGACTAAGGTCTATGACGGCGACACCATCACGGTAGACATAGACCTCGGGTTCGGGATCTTCATGCGTAAGCAGACCATACGGCTCTACGGCATCGACACCCCAGAGGTAAGAGGTGAGGAGCGGGAAGCGGGGCTGATGTCTCGGGACTGGCTACGCGGCATGATCTTAGACCATAACGTGATCCTGAAAACGCACAAAGACACCAAAGGCAAGTACGGGCGCTGGCTGGCTACTGTCCACCTGTTTGATGGCCTGAACGTAAATGAGAAACTGATTGAACTCAACCTAGCAGTCAAGGCGGAATACTGATGTCGATAGAAGCAACACTATTACTGGAAGCAGGTTATGAGCAGGCCCTGATGGGCATGGCCTCAAGCTATAAAAACCCCGGCTTAAGCCTGCAAGAATGGTGGACGCCTGAGACCTTTGCCAAGGCAGCAAAGCGAGCGCCAAAGCTGGCCCACATGGAGGGAGGGCATAACAAATTCCTTGAGCATATCGAGGTATGGATCTGGGTAGTGGCAGAGCGCGGCTGGTGGCAGGAGGCCGACACCTACCGGCTGGCCAGCAAGCAGAGTGAATCGACCATGCACAAGCTGGACAAGCGCCCTCTGGTGCAGGCTGACTTCGGTGAGCTGATTCCTGAGGATTATCTGATCTACCTGAACGAGCTGGTAGCGACCAAGCAATTCTTCAAGCTGAAGAAGCTGCTGCCCGAGGGCTACCTTCAAGCGCGGGAATGGAAGATGTCTTACAAGACGCTCAAGAACATCTGCCATCAGCGACACAAGCACCGGTTGCCCGAGTGGAAGATGTTTGTGGATCAGATCTTAAGCCAGATAGAGCACCCTGAGTTGATCGGTCTGGATTGATCTTAATTGCAATGAGGGGAAAGTCTTTGACAATCCCCTTAGCCTATTGCTAAGATGATCCCAACTTATAGCAAACACGGAAGGCGACATCATGACTACCAACCCAAACCACGCGAATAACATGAAGAACGTATGCCGCACCCTTGACCTCCTAGCCATGCTGGGGGCTAATGCGGGTATGGAGTTCTCTAACCTAGCCCGTTCCCATGGGGCTACCCATGCCATGAAGTTTGGGCATGACCTAGCGGTGACTCAAGACGTAGGCCAGTTTGCTGAGGGGGTTGCTAAGCAGCTACGCCAGCGAGCCGTAGACCATGCAGAGGATACCTTGCAGAAAGCCGTGGACGCGGTGGCTTATACCCTGCTACGCAACCATAACCATGACAACACGGTGGACGCCAAGATCGGGCGGGACGTTGCCTCGCGTATGCACACGCATCTGACCAAGGCCCTAGACCTGCTGAACGCCGAATAACCCTACGCAGTTGGAGGCCCTCTGATGGCTATGGAAATTCACGTTAAGAAAGTGGGCGAGGAGTCTGGCCTTTGTCGGGAGCTGTTCGTCACGACCCAAGCGCCTAAGAAGTATCACTTCGTCAGGCAGGAGGATTATCCGGGGCAGTGGAATTGGTATACGGCTGACCGCAACTGGGAGCCCTCTATGCCTGTCAGCCCCCTCAAGACCATGGTGATCGAATGAGCCAGTCAAAAAAGAATCAACCTCCTGTGGGTCAGAAGGTCTCCTGTGATTACTGCGGGGAGCAGGCCAGCTACATAGACTCGGCCCAAGTTTACGGCGGCAAGTCTTACGGCATGATCTACTTCTGTGACTGCCAAGACGGGGCCGCGTATGTCGGCTGTCATCCAAGCACCAACGTGCCCATGGGACGGCTGGCGAATCCTGAGCTGCGTAAGGCCAAGGTCGAGGCCCATATCTCCTTCGACCAGCTCTGGCGTAAAGGCGACATGACGCGGCGGGAAGCCTACGCATGGTTACAGGGTGCCATGAGTCTGACAGCCTTTGAGGCCCACATCGGAAAGTTCACTATTGAGCAGTGCCATCAGGTAGTCGAGCTGGTCTTAGCCAAGCAAGGCGTGAAGCCTAGGATGCTCAAGTTCGGCAAGGGGAAAAAGTCATGAAGTATCGTGGTTTTATTATCGAGAAGGTTGTGGCGGCGGGTGCTGACTTTGACTTCACGGCAGATGGGAGGTTGAAGCCTCGGAAGCCGCATAAGGAAGACACCACCTACGATGTGCTTGACCCTATGGAAGGAGACTCCCGTTACTGCACCGAGGACAGCCTGACAGAGGCCAAGGCGGCTATTCGGGCGGTACTGGCTAAGATGGGTATGAAAGACAACTCGCCCCAGTCGTGGGCCCTGCTAGAGGGTAATCCCTATGCTAACTGATCTACTGAGACTGATAGAAGTTGACCCTAAGCCACCAGCCTTCGGTCAGTCATTGCTGAACTTCAGCCTATATGCCGAGGTGATCATAGCGGCCGAGACCGGATGCATAACTATGATCCTAGACAAGCCTCAGGAGTATATATCCGTCATGTGTGAGGCCCAGCAGATCTTGCTGGATGGGGAGGCGGAAGGAGGCCTAGGAGACCGGTTCTGGCAGGCGGTATGGGATCGTCTGCAACTAGACCAGCGCTACTACTCAGACCTATACCCCATTCATATAGCGTCAGCCATGGTGGAGGTAATGTCGTCATGATATCCGTCAACCTTACCTTGAGGCCAAGGCTGACCCAAGACCCCCTCGGGTGGCTAGGCTTCCAAGCGGCGGTAGGAGTCGAATGGCTGCTACCGGTCAAGGCTTGGGAGTTTGTGGATCTGGGGGTGGAGGAGGGCGTGTCAATGCACGTCAGGATAGGAAGGCTTACTGGCCGGACAGATTGGATTTCCATAGCGGTTGAGACAGGAGTTAACACCCATGCTTAAGGACGGGCGTCAGGTGTCTGCCTCCCTGCCTGCATCATGGTTATTTGACAGGGCGGAAGCCTTAGCCAAGGGGGAAGATCCTGATGGCCGTTAAGATAGTCCGCAAGAAACAACCAGCGGCACCCGACTACCCTACCTTCGAGAAT